TTGGCGAGGAGCGAGTCCTTGATCTGGTCGAGCTTCTTGGCCTTGGCGATCGCGAATGCCTTGCGTACCTTTTCGGCACCGCCCGGCTTCTTGGTAAGGGCGAGAACCTTTTTCTTGATCTTCTCGCGGAGGGCGTCGGCGGGGTCTTCCTCTTCGGCCTCTTCCTCCTCGACTTCCTCTTCGGCCTCTTCCTCCTCGACTTCCTCTTCGGCCTCTTCTTCCTCGCCGGCCTCCTCGCCGCCGAGCATCTCCACCAGAGCCTGCGCTGCCGTCAGCAGCTCGTCCTTGTCGTCACCCTCGATCGTGATCTTGATAGCCATGTCGTTTGGTCCTTTGCAAAGGGCTGACATCACTGCAACGCCAGCACTCAACATTGTAAACTAAAAGCGTCAGCGCGTGTAGCCCTTATAACGCTGGCAATATTGGCCTTTGTGCTGATGGGGCTTGAGCGCATAATAGTATGTGCAAGGCCGCGTTGGTCCTTGTGATTGATCCAAACGAGAGGACTATGCGATGCAAAGGATGATGCGTCTTATCAACATCGTGGAACAAAAGCTTGACGATGTAAGGGAAGACCGAGAGCCCTCAGCCCACAACGAATTGGAATGGCAGATCGTTGGCGGGGAGCTACAAGAAGTCCAAGAATATCTCGAGAAGCATCTCGAAAAATTCAGCTACAGGGATGAGAACCGAAGATGGCGTATTGGCCTTGGTCTCATGGAGCGTGCGGCGCTCAATCTCGAGCAAGCCAGCTACAGATATTTCAACAACTATGATTCAGGTCTTGACTGGAGCCATTTCATCAAGGTCAAGAAGCATCTACGAGATGCACGATATCAATTCGCAAAGTCTGGTCGCAAAGATGTGGAGACCGCCAATCGCCGCGGACCACAAGCGTAATCGGGGAAACACATGCCTATCGAGAAGAAAGAAAAACCGCGGATAGATTACTGGAAGAAATACGCCGCTACGATGGATCGTGACGGCTGGCCTATATGTCGTCTCGCCTACAAGGAAAAGAAGCCGCTAGGGATGGGATGGCAAAAGGGCCGTATGCGCCCAGAAGCTATCAAGAAATATGCGGACTCGAAGGTTCCTTACGGTATCGGTATTCGTTGCGGTAACGCCATTGGTATCGATAATGACTATGAACTAGGACCCGGTGTCACGCAAGAATTCTTGAATGCCATCAATGATCTCACAGATCGTCATTTCCCAGAAGCATTCAGGAGAACTGGTAGGCCGACACGGCCAAAGCTGCGCTTGGTTCGCTTGAAGAAAGGCGAGACCTATAAAAGCTTGAATGTCCATAAGCTACAGATACTGGCGCGCGGGAAGCAGTTTGTAGCACGCAACATACATCCTGATACGAACAAGCCGTACAAGTGGGACGACGGGCAGAATCCGGAAGAGAATTCATTCAGAGATGTTCCTGTCATTACGATCGAGGACCTCACCAAGTTCATCGAGGAAGCGCAGATTCTCATAGACGCGTTCGGCCTCGGGAACGACCATGGTGTTGATACGCTCGACAGGCTCATGTCAGGTGAGAAGGTAGATAGAGCAAAGCTTAAAGCGCCCAGCCAAGAAGCACTCGAGAAGGCCGTCAAGTATATCAAGTGCGAAGAGGGCTGGGAGTGGGACGACTGGAACAATAACATAATGATGCCCCTCTACAATGCATCGGAAGGAGAGGACTGGGGGCTTGATCTAGCACATGAGATAAGCGAACGCGATAACGAATCCAAATACGACTTCGACGATACAGAGAAGCGTTGGAGCCAATTGGTAAGGAGCCCTGCGTCATTGCTCGGCTGGCCGCGCTTGCGCTGGCTGGCACGACAAGGCGGGATGCCCGATACAGGCTCCAATGAATGGGATGACTTCCATTTCGTGTTAGACCAAGAGAAATTTTTTATCGCCAAGAAAAAAGGACAATGGATGTCGGACAAGACATTCAATAATGTCTATATCGACTACCGTACGGATGCCGTGAAACAAAAGGTCAAAGCGCTCACGCCCATGCAGAACTTTCTCAAAGGCAGGCCGGAGCAATGCGTTGATCAGGTCACATGGAATCCTGTTCTGCCGTCCGGCACTTCCAAAGTCGGTAACAAGATGATGTTCAACACTTGGCAGAATCCGGATTGGTTCGGTGAACCGGGCAATGTGAGTGTGTGGCTTAATCTTATGGGTCGAGTCTATGGGGACGAAGCGGAGTTGGTCATCAAGCGCATGGCCTACGACGTACAGTATCCGCATCTACGCCCGCAATGGCATCCGCTTGTCAAAGGCAGCCAAGGTATCGGCAAGAGCTCTAGTCTGTATCCGATCATGGAATGGGCCAAGCGTTTCAACTTTTACAGCATGGTCAGCGTGCCCAGCATCAAAGGCCAGTTCAATTCATTTCTAAACAGCAAGAAGATACTCATCGTCAACGAACTATATGGCGTGGACAATGCCCGATTCAATGTGATGAAGGACTGGCTGGCAGGGACAGAGGACCAGATAGAAATCAACGAGAAGTTCGTTAAGCCGTATTACGTGGCCAACGTGGCGTCGTTTTATTTCTCAACGAATGCCGCGGATCCTGTGAGCATAACCAGGAAGGAGCGCCGGTTCCTTGTCGTGCAGTCACACGCCAAGTCCCCAGCCACCAAGAAAGAGAAGGCCGCGGCGAGGAAAGAGTTTCGATGGATAAAGAAGAACTGGATGCACGTGATACACTATTTGAAACACGATATCACAGTGCATCCGGGATTCGGGCAGACCAATCCAAAGACCACTCAGGCTCAAAAGGACTTGGCGGATATGACAGCGCCGATGTATGAAGTTGTCGCAGATCTCATTCCAGACATTGTCAAGAATAAGATCTTATTCACTATAGAATACATCGACAGCATGCTCGTGGGAGCAGGGAGTTCTGTAGATGTGGACGCTATGACGAACAAGACCATTGCCAAGGCGCTCTATAAATTGGGCGCTTTGAAGTGCGGAAGAGGCAAACAGATACGACTCGATGGAGAGAAACACTACATTTGGACGTTCGAGAAGGACCTTGCCGGTGCCGATAATGACCTTTTGCGGTCGGTGTGGAACTTCGCAGGTGTGGGGGACAACTCGTCATAATTGTCCTAGTGACGATGTGGGGAAGACGGCTTATGTCTACGCAAATTGAAAGTCATCTAAGCCAGCCGTCATATAAGGCTGAAGGAACTACATTTAGAGGCTATCTGGCTGGTGGCTTACATTCTTTGCAAGTTAATACCCGTAATTGCGTAAACGTATCAAGGCATTGTGCAATGAATAACATCTATTATTTACACTACATTATACTACTTCTATATAAGCCATATAAGCCGGAAGTAATATATAGTAATAGAATCAGGGATTCTGACGGCTGGCTTAGATGATGGCTTATATGTTTCTGGTGGTTTCGATGTAAGGCAGACGATCTACAACGCAAGGAGGATGTGATGGCTAGATTCACGAGCGAAGGCATCTACGTGAAAGACAGCACCGGCTATATCATCGGAGCTGGATTCGGTCATGCGGAAATCAAGGACTATGAGGTCGCAGAGTTCATAGCGACCGCATGTAATCACTATGCTGAGTTCCTGGGATCGGTCGCAGGATTGGAGGAAGCCGGTAGTCATCTCACAGGCCAGATGGAGTTGTTCACATGATACTTAAAGGACTGCAGAAGACGATGTTGGACAAGGCATGTCCTAAGCTCCTTGTACCGTTATCGTCTGGAAATGACATAGCGATAAAAGCAGCGATAGCCTTGGAGTATGAGGGATTGATCGTGTTGGATTCCTTACACGGAAACGTCGCCACCTATGTCCTCACGTACAAGGGCGCTGCATTGCGCAGGGAGTACGCATGACACCGCGACAGATAGCACTCCTCAAGGAGGCAGTGCGTCATGACGGATACATGGACCATGATGATACAGATGATGTGAATGATCTGTGCGATAAAGGCTATCTTGTCGAGACATTCGGCCAGACATGTGAGATAACAGCAGAAGGACGGGAGGCCTTGCGCAATGCTCGAGAATGGTAAGAACGGAGTGTGGGGGAATTTCAAGGCAGTGTGGCCCTACTACTGCATGAGACAGGAACCTGGACTCGGAGCAGGCCAGCCAGACGTTGTCGTGCAAGACAGATTAGGACGTCCTGGGCTCATAGAGCTCAAACGTCCTGAGAAGATAGAGTTGAATCCTAATCAATGGATATGGCATGAGATGTGGTGGGACGGCAGAGGTAAGACAGTCGTTGTATCCTGTTTGCAATTCAGGAGAGGGGAGGCTATGAGATGGCATGTGTTCGTGCCAGAGTTTCATCCTCGAAGACTGCTCATTAGCTTGACACCGGATCCTGTTGATCGTAAGAGGATGTGTGATGTCGTGGCCAACGCATTAGGGTTGAAGATATGAGCAAGCGTAAGCGCCAGAAGGCTCCTTCGCCTCCGCGTCCTACAAGACGTATCAGTGATAGCTTGCTCATGAAGATACTGGATCCTCACATGCAGGATTCATTGAGCGATATCGCTGCTATCTATCAACGACTGGCATCTAGCCTTGGATACAAGTTCATGCAATGGAAGGAGTACGTGAAGGCACAGTCGAGCGTGTCTGTGGATGATAGAGCGATAGATGCCGCCTCTGCGATAGCCAGATGGCGCATAGCGTGTGAGAACAGGAGACTGGAACCGAAGACAGTGATGCTTGTCGTGCAAGACGGAGCAGGCATAGCTCATATCATGCGGACTCTGAAGATGAAGAGACTCTGTGTCGAGATGCATCTGCGTGCGTGCCTCACGCTCTATTCGTTTACACGCCAGCGTGTCAATGCTCCAGAGTGTAATAGAATAATTAGTAGTCTTACACACTGTGATTGTCATGCAAGACGGAAGAAGCCACGGATGTAGGCGCTTCCGGACTTTTTCGTCCCTTGCCGTTCATAACTCAACCTGCGATAATTCTGTATCCTCAAAAATCTGCACTCCGCTCAGTCCCCAGCGTCTTGCCACGGCTGCGACGGCGTGAGTCCTGTTCGGCCTGTGCGTCGGTTGATCCAGTCTCCCGATGCATAGGCCGGACAGATGACGATGGAGACTGGACGACCATGGCCACTGTATCATCCCCTCTCGGACGTAGCGGACGTCATCCGGGTGTCATGAAGAGGCCGCCCGTAAAGACCTATACGAAACGGAGTAAGCGGGCTGCCCGTAACGCTATCAAGAAATTCACGCGTTCGGACATACAGTATCATCCGTCGTTCTGCACGGCCGCCAAGATCGTATGCGCTGTGTACGGCAGCACGACAGATGAGCTTGCTGAATTCTTCCGTGTCGCTGCTCGCACCATTACGAGTTGGATGCACGAGTATCCGGCATTTAGGGACGCAGTGACGCAAGGTGCGGTCTCGGCGAACATGACGGTGATGCAGCGTCTGTATCGGCAGGCGCTCGGTTTCACCTACATGGGCGAAAAGGTATTCTACGATGGACGCCGTGGCAAGATCGTCAGGACGACCGTTCGCGAATACGTCCAGCCCAGCGAGACCGCCCAGATCTTCTGGCTCAAGAATAGGATGCCGGACAAGTGGCGTGACAAGCATGAGCTGAGCGGACCAGACGGCAAGCGTTTGGCCGGCGACCTCTATCAACTGTTCAATGTGCAGGTAAGCCCAGATGCCGCGATCGACACGTACAATAAGCTCCTCCAAGTCGAAGCGCGTGCCGACGTCGAGTTCAAGAAGCAAAAGGACTAAGCAGAAGACGAAGGAGAAGACCAATGCAATACGAACGGGATCCGTGGCCAAAGGACGGAAGAGAGATCGTCTCGCCTCTGGCGGGAAGTCAGTATCAGCGAAAGGACACAAGCTTGCGTCCGCAGCACAACGTCACGACAATGGAGAAGGACATCGAGGAATCGTATCTTCGAGGTCTTATACGTCGGAGCGCCCGCCGTCGCTTATCACCGACGTCGGGGACGTGGCGGGCGCTGAGCAAGACGGCGTACCATCAGGCGCACAAGACTTTGATCTTGGAGATGACGGTCGTGTACTCCGACCTGCGCGTCTAGACTACGACTACAAGAATCCCAACTATCAGCAGGTTGTTCAGCAGAGAACGGCTCGGCTCCTCTGGCTGCGTGAGGATAAGACGGGACAACGCTTCGTTGATGCGGCTGCCTACTACAAGGATCATATCGCGGAGTTCATCAACGACTGGGGACAGACGTTTGATCCCAGAAACATCGCGGACGCCAAGCCCACGAAGATCCCGTTCATTCTATTCCCCAAGCAATACGACCTCATCAACTGGATGGTGGGTCGGTGGAAAGCATCGGACGACGGGCTCTGTGACAAGAGCCGCGAGATGGGTGTCTCCTGGATCACGGTGTCGGTCATTGACTCACTCTGCATCTTCTATCCCGGCTTCGTCGGAGGCTTCGGCTCACGCAAGCAGGAGTACGTCGACAAGACGGGTGACCCGAAAGCGCTCTTCTGGAAAGCTCGAGAATTCCTGGCAGGTTTGCCGCCTGAGTTTCGTGGAGGCTGGACGCGAGACGGTGACGCACATTGTCGTATCAGCTTCGGAAATGGAAGCTCTATTACGGGAGAAGCTGGCGACAACATCGGTCGTGGCGATAGAGCATCTATCTACATAGTTGACGAGGCCGCGTTCATCGAACATCCTGAGCTCATAGACGCATCGCTCTCGCAGACTACGCGGTGCCGCATAGACGTCTCATCCGCCAACGGCATGGCGAATCCATTCGCACGCAAGCGTCATTCATGGTCAGGCGATCGCCTGTTCACCTTTCATTGGCGTGATGACCCACGCAAAGACGAGACGTGGTACGAGAAGCAGAAGAGCCGCTTTGACGAGATCGTTGTCGCCTCCGAGATCGATATCAACTACCATGCGTCCGTCGCCGGCGTCCTCATCCCCTCAGTCTGGGTGCAGGCGGCGATCGATGCGCACATCAAGCTCAAGTGGGAAGACAACGGCAGACCACGCGGCGCTCTTGACGTCGCTGACGAGGGCCCTGACAAGAACGCCTTCGCCATATCGAACGGCTCGGTCGTCAAGCTCGTGGAGGATTGGAGTGGCAAGGATTCTAATCTCTTCAGGACAGCTCAGACCGCAATGCGATACTGCGATGAGCACGGGCTTGAAGGCTTCGTCTACGACGGCGATGGGATGGGCGTCAGCCTTCGTGGCGACGTCGAAGTCATCAATGCTCAGCGGAAGGCAAGCGGTCAACCTGAGAAATCGATTGAGTCTTTCCGCGGGTCCGGTGCAGTACGATTTCCGGAACGTGAGGATGTTCCCGGACGCATCAACAAGAATCAGTTTCAGAACCGCAAGGCTCAAGACTGGTGGTCTCTGAGAGTACGTTTCGAGAAGACCTTCAAGGCCGTGACTGAGGGGTTGGAGTACCATCAGGATGAGATGATCAGCCTCAGCAGCGACATGGCCAAGCTCATCGCGCTTCAGGGAGAACTATCGCAGGTCATCTACGGGTACAATACGCTCGGCAAGCTGGGCATCATCAAGACGCCCGACGGCATGGCCAGTCCCAACATGGCTGACACGCTGATGATGCTGTTCGGCACGAGTGACATCGTATCGGAGAGCATGTTCGCCAAGAGCGACCTCATGCTGAACACCGTGCCCGTGCCTTATCCGACGCAGACGGACACGATCTTTGCGACCATCTGCACTTGGATGCGCGGCGGTCGTGACAATGACGGAGCAGGTGTCGTGTTCTGGGCGCATGAGGCGCGTGACGGCCAACCGTTGGTCGTGCTTGGATGGGATATTCATGAGATGGACAGTCAGCTCATAGACTACTGGCTGCCCACCGTCTTCAACAATCTCGACGCACTGGCGCGCGTCATTCAGCCGCGCTTCGGCGCTCAGGGCGTCTACGTCAAGGACGACAGTGCAGGTGAGGTTCTGTTTCACGCCGCGGTCAAATCGGGAAGACCAATCGGCAAGATTGAGTCGGAACTCAAGGACGATGCTCGTGCCTTGGCGACCTCTGCGTATGTCAAGAACGGAGTGGTGCGCCTGTCGACTGCTGCGATGGAACAGGCCGAGATATACAAGGGGACGAAGAAGAACCACCTCATCTCACAGATCGAATCGTTCCATGCGGGAGCGAAGGACGTGGAGGCGCAGATCCTTCTCAATGCCTTCACGCATGGTATCGCTCTATCACAAGGCAACGTGGACGGATACTAGGAGAAGACACATGGCAAGACGTATCAAGTTGGATTTCCCCGAAGGCACTGACGGCATGGAGCTTGACGAGAAGGCCGTCGGGATCTATGCGTTCTCTTTGGCGGGTTACACGCACGTTGATATCGCCAACCACTACGACTGCTCGATTCCGTTCGTCGATGCGACCGTCAACAGATACAAGGATGCGGGCATCACGCTCACCAGCTAGGAGGCCGTCATGACACAGTACATCGTGTCGGGCAATGAGGGTGTATCGTACGTCATGCGCAATGGGATGCTCGTCCCGCAGAAGTATCGCAAGTGCGAGCTTGGCGGCGGCTGGGTCCATTGGATGACGAACACGGGATGGAACTCCGCGTATCGTCAACTTGAGGAAGCTCACGCCTTCACATGTGAGCACCCAGACCATCGGAACTATGCGGTGCACTCCGCTCAGGCCGCGACGCTGCGTGATCTGCCAGCATACGGGAGAGGCTAATGAAAAGCGAAGAGTCTATTCTGCTTCGTGCTGCGTCCAACATGGCAGGACGCGCGTCACGTCTACAAAACAGTAGAGCTCAGCAAGCCATGTTCTGGATGGCTCAACTCTTCTTGATGACGGAGCACGATTCCAACTTGAACTACTTGCTTCGTGCCAGTGCTCCGTCGCACCCTAAGCCGAGCATCGTCAACCAGATACGGATGCGCAGTGGCAACGACCACTTGATCAAGGAGATGCGTCATGGCGTATGAGCTCCTGATCAACGGTCTCGGTTCGCGCGTCAGCAATCCGCTGATGCAGATTCTTCAGTATGACATGCTGCCGGGGCAACCTCTGTCCTACGACATATGCAAGAAACTCTATCTTTGGCATCCGCACGGTGCCAAGATGGCGGAGAAGCCCGTCGCGATCGCCCAGTCACAAGCCCGTGACATCACCTGTTCCGACTCGCCTGAAGACCTCGTGGTCGAAGCGTTCGAGAAGGAATGGGATAGGATGAAGGCAGACCACATAATCTACTCCGCCGTCGTGCAGTCACGCGTGTATGGCATTGCCAGCATTGCGCTCTTGGAAGACGAGACATCTACCGCGGACCCTGTTGACTTCGACGACCTCTGGCAAAAGAAGATCAGTTTCAACGTCTATGATCCGTTGAACACTGCCGGCTCGCTCGTGCTGAGCCAAGACCCGTTGAGCATGGAGTTCCAGCACTCCGCCGAGATCCGGGTCAACAACGCGATGTTCCATCGTTCGCGGACACGCGTGATCATGAACGAATTCCCCATCTATATTTCCTTCACGTCCAGCACCTATGGCTTCAGCGGCCGCAGCATCTATCAGCGCAGCCTCTACCCGATGAAGTCGTTCATCCAGACAATGATCACCAATGATATGGTCAGCGTCAAGGCCGGTGTGATCATTGCGAAGATAAAGCAATACGGCGCGACCATTACGAACACGATGCTTGGTGCTCTGGGCATTAAGCGCAACGTCGTGAAGGAAGCCGTTGTCGGCAACGTCATCAGCATTGGCGCGGAAGGCGAAGCAATCGAGTCTATCAATCTGCAGAATCTCGAAGGGCCGTTCAAGATGGCCCGGCAGAACATCATCGAGGACGAGGCATCTGGCGCTGGCATGCCCGCCAAGATGTTGACAGAAGAGAGCTTCAGCGCGGCGTTCTCCGAGGGCTCTGAGGATGCGCGTGAGCAGAGCCGCTACATCATGAAGCTCCGCCGCGTCATGCAGCCCTTGTATGATTTCATGGATGAGGTCTGCATGCACCGGGCGTGGAACCCGGACTTCATCGACCAAATCCGCCAGACCCACAAGAACTATGCGAAGATGGATGACGAGGCGATATTCTACCAGTGGAAAGACAGCTTCAGAGCGCAGTGGCCCACGCTGTTGACGGAGCCCGACAGCGAGCTCGTCAAGGTCGATGACGTCAA